CTAAAATGCCCAGAGTGTGCAGATGCAGTAGGATATTCTTTGATAATAAGTTGTCCTTGCGTTTTCTTAGCAAGATTTGTTACCTTACTGTCAAACATAGGTTTAGGCAAATCTGTTATGTCTTGTATATTGACATTAAGTAAATTAGCATCAATCCTCTCCGCAATCTTTTCCTCTGCCATTTCGAGAGTGATGTAGAGTACGTTTTTTCCTTGGAGGAGGACACTGCTAGCCATGTGGCACATGAATAAAGACTTTCCAACCCCTGTGCCAGCAAGAGCAATGTTGAGAGTTTTATTCGGTAGACCTCCTTTCGTAATCTTGTCAAAATATTCAAGGTCGAACGGGATCTTGTCTTCCTTCCTGTGGTACGATTCGTATCTTTCCTCATAATCGTTTAGATAATCGTGTCCTATATGACTATCAAAAGATACTGCTAAAGCATCTGATAGGATAGAAGGAATAGCATCTCTATTCTTTTTCTCATCCTCACCATCAGCAATATGAATTGATTCCATCAGTGCAAGATAGATTGCTCTATCCCTACACCACTTTTCAGTAGTATCTAGCAACCACTGCGGTTCCACAGCAGAGTCATGTAAAGTATTAGAAACATCTCTTGTTTCTTTTATCTCAGACTCATTCAAGTCTGTTCTATTTTCTATTTCAATATTAAGTGCTTCTACTGTTATAGCAGAACCATACTTAACAATGAACTTAGTTATTTCCTCAAATATTATTTTTTCTTTCCTTTCTTCAAAATAATCTGGTTGAATAAAAGGTATTACTTTGCGAGAAAAATCTTCATTGAATACCAGATTCCTGAGAATGGTGGTTTCAATTCGTTCCATAAGAGAAGTGTTCCTTTGCAATGTTATCTAACTTCTCCATTATATCATCTGTGAAGTAATCTGTGGGGTTCTTAAGAATTTCTTTAGCATATATCTTTTTACCGTTCATTTCATAACGTCCAGCAACGTTTTTCCACATTCCCCCAATCTCTCCTAATTCAAGAAGACCGTAATAACGATCTAATCCTCTTTCGTCATAATAGAGGCGAATTTGGACTTCCTTGTTTTCTTTGGAGAGTCTTGATTTATGCGTCTTAGCTTTAATAATGTTTCCAATAACCTCTTTCTGATCCTTTTCCTTTTTTTTGCTAAGATAGATAATCGTACTTGCGGCATATTTGAGGCCAGAGCCTCCTCCCATTTCTTTAGTTGGGACATAAGAACCGATAACATCGTAAGTATGGTTTGTTACTATTAGTGGAATATTTGCTTGACCCAACTTCAGAGTTAGCATTCTGAAAGCACCTTTCACAAGTTGAGATTTAGTCATATCTCTTACTTGCTTATCATCTAAAGCATCTCTTATTTCTTTTTCTGTGGAAAGCATACCTAAAGAATCTAACACAAACATACAAGGTTTGCGTTCCTCTTCAGGTGTTTTCAAGTATATATCTACAGCACGAAGTGCCTTACTTCTAAACTCTTCGATAGTAACAACATTTACTACAACTAATCTACTTAAATCAACCCCACGAGACTCAAGTAATCCTTTATTAACGGCAGCCTCAGTATCGAAATACAAACAGTAACCATCAGGATTATTTTCCAAAAAATTCTTGACCACTGCGAGGGAGAAGTAAGTTTTCCCAGTACTGCTTTCACCAGCGATGGCAGTAATGCGACTACTAGATACGCCACCAAAAATGGAACCCGACACCAATCCATTAAAGATGTATGAACCTGTGTCGATGAATCGTTCGTTTTCTTCGATGTCTGATGCGACTTGGGTGTACTCATCACCTATTTCTTTTACTATCTCTTTTAAAAAATCCATTGTATAGCCTCAATAAAGTTATTATAGCACAGTTTATTAAATATCACACTCTGCATGTTTACATTGATACTCATCAGATTCTGAAAATACCCGAACACTATTAGGATCATTAGAAAATTCTAACTCAGTATTCTCTAGTTTTAAATTCCTATCATCTATTATATTCTTAAGTAAGAAGTATAACCGTGTATCACCACCGAGAGATAGTGCATTCACTATAGTTTTTAGATCTTTATGATCGATAGGTAATTCCATTAAGAGAAAAATGAATCTAAAGTAGCAGTTTTTTCCACACTCCATTCTATAGCATTAAGAATGGTTCTAAGTGGTTCCACGAAACTCTTATCAAATTGCAGATCATAATCTATGTACATATCAAGACCGAGTTCGTGAGGAAAGTCTTGAATAAATGATATAACATTCTCTTGAATAATATTTGGTTTCTTTAAATATAGAAACTTTACTTTCTCACCATTTCCAATAGGAGAATACTTATTATTCAATTTTTTTTGCTTTACGTAATGATTGAAAAGCAATGCACCACGTATATGTATAGGAGTTCCTTTTGAGTATATTGTAGAATATGCTTTATATTTTTGTAGATTATTTGCTGTACGAGGAAATGCTATTTCTTCTGGTGGAAGTTTTCTAAACTTTGATCTAGAATCTTCAATAAACTTCTGAACATTCTCTTCAGTATCATTCATAATCAACTTGAGAGCATCCTTAATCATTGCCCTACAAGGTGCTGGTGTAGAGGATTTAACTGCCTCAATACCCATCATCTTGAGTTTAGGTTCATCATATCGAACACCCTCACTATCCCATACATTTAAGATGTATCTTTTCTTAGCAGTCCATATACCACGCTCGGCAATGTTCTCCCTCTTCATAAACATCTTCTGATCATATGCACCTACGTAGTCGGCCAATTCTTGGTAAGAACCTTCAATAAAAGGTTCAAATTCAGTTTCACACACCTTGTTAAGGAACCCAACAACGCCCTCATTAGTTTTCTCTCTGCCCTCGTATACACGTTCAACCAGAGGACCCAAATTAAGATAGATGGAATCAGTATCTGAAGCAATAACATAATCAACCTCATTAGTTTTCAAAATCTTATTCATCTTGGCATTCATCTTATTCTCTATCCAACGGATAGAAACCTGCCCAGAAAGAGTAATCGCCTCTGCGTTTGCTAGTTTATAGTAACGAAAATACTGGTTGCCAATAGCACCATAAGCAGAGTTAAGGGATATTTTTTTCGCCATCTGGATATTGTTACACCTAGCAATCTCCTTCTCCAGTGCTTCCGTGGGTGTCTTCTCATACTGCTGCTTTGCCTCAAGCATCTTCTTCTTGAAAACAACACGATCCCCGTACATCTTGTCCATAAGTTCAGGAAGGAATCCTCGCACATCTTTCCTGTATTGAGCTCCATTCGCACAAACTGCATAATCTCCATCAAACTCACACTCCTTGTTTAAGATCCTTTCAACGCTGGCACTACTGTGTCTAGTCTCCCTGATGGTCTCTGGGGAAATGTTATATTGCATAATAAGATGAGGGTACAAGCTATTAAGGTCAAAAGAGACCACCCAATCATACTTTCCTGGTTTCGGTTCCTTGACATAAGCACCTGCGTATTTGTCGTTTTTATCGGATCTATTCTTTGGAGGAATAACAATGTTTCTCCTCTTCAAATAGTTATAAATTATCGTATCCCACATACGAACCTGATAGAATACATCCTCATAATTCACCTTGGCTTCATATGCCATAGTAAGAGCAAGTTCAATCAACTTCATCTTGCTTTCCAAACGGTCAACAAGTTCCACGTCAATTATATTATACTCTACAAATTTCTGCCACCCATTAGTATAGAAGTCCTTAAAAGTATCAAACTCACTGTGATCTAATTTCTTCTGACCTAGTTCTACACCAGCAATATAATCCAAACGATAGGATTCCTGTGCCTTGTAAGTAAACTTCTTATAAAGATCAAGATAATCTAATTGAGATACCCCACCAATATCATATGAAATATGAGTACGACCCATAATGGTGGTTTCTTCCTCAGTTACAAGACCCCAAGGAGACATTCTCTTTTTAAGTTTCTCACCAAGGATTCTATCAATTCTACGACAAAGATATGGAATATCATATAACTTACTATTCCACCCAGTAATAACCTCTGGAGTATTAGACTCAATCATCCACCAGTTAATGAAATCGTTTAAGAGTTCATACTCAGTTCGGAATGACTTATATAAAACATTCTCCTGCTTATTCTTGAAAGGTCCTTGTCCCCAAGTTATAATTTGTTTAGTTGTATAATCCTGTATTGATATAAGAAGTATCTCTTCTGCAGCAGATTCCACATCAGGGAATCCCTGCTCAGACTTAACCTCAATATCAAGAGTAACTAATTTGATCTTCTCAATATCAAACTTCAATTCCTGTTCAGGATACTTCTCAGAAATATATTGATAGATGAATCTCTCATTACCGTAAATATTAAAGTTCTCTACTTCATTATATCGTTTAATAAAATCTCTACTTTCTCTAACAGTTCCTGGTTCAATCGCTTCTACGGGATCACCTGTTAAAGTTTTATATTTTGATTTCTTTTTTGTATCGACAAAAAGGGTTGGATAAAACTTCTCACGGGTTGCGAAGTGTTTTCCATCTTCGTAACCACGAACCAAGAAGTTGTCTCCAACCATCTGGACATTCGTATAGAATCTCATTCTGTAGTAAGTTCAATATATTTCTTAATTACCTCCTCTGTAGGTTCGGCAATAGTAAGAATGTCTTCTGATCTTAGCATAAATTCCTTCTGATTGGTAGCCCCAATCCAAGGTTTCATATTATCTTCAGATTCAAATAGATATGGTTTAATCAAACGGCAATCTGGTTCACCTGGTTCTGCCATAACTTCTTCCAATTCGCTGATAAGAACATTATCTATATCAACTAAAATGCATTTAATTGCCATCAGTTTCTTCCTTTATTTTAAATGATTCACTTTTATCTATATACATCTGCGTCACAGATGGTAAAGGTTCTACAATAGTAACAACCCAATCTGTTGGTAATACAATTTGTTTATCAGCAGATAATATAATCCAAGGTGTTAGTATTACATCTATACCAAAATCACCTTTAGTTTTTTCTTCTTCAGTAAGAAAAGTTTTTTCTCTTGTCTTTACAATCTGTGGATTATCGAGAAGATATGCATGAGGTGCAGTTTGTTTCTCATCAGAAACCAACTCTTTAGTCTCAGCAATTAAAGTTTCTCCAGATTTTAAGAGAGTTAATTTTATAGACATTTTTAATTTTTACGTACAACTATTCTAACACAATTTCCCCAATTGTCCAACAATCAATGTTTTGAGATTTAATAATATCCATAGAATCATCAACACAATTGTCAGGAACTACCACACAATATCCAATACCTAAATTGAATACTCTTTTCATTTCCTCTTCAGGAATCTCACCTGCCAACATAACCTTACTAAAGATTTCAGGCATTCTCCAAGAATTATAATCAACTCTTGCTTTCATCCCATCAGGAATACATCTAGGAAGATTTTCAGGAATACCACCACCAGTAATATGAGCCATACCATAAACCATACCCATTTCACCTAATAATTTTTTAACTACAGGTGCATATATTGTAGTTGGTGTAAGTAATTCCAACATATCATCATAAGATAATTTATCTAACCTTATAAGATCGTTTAATAAACTATATCCATTACTATGAAATCCACTACTTGCTAATCCAATAACCTTATCAGTAGGTTTAATACCTCTACCATCTATTATATTTTTCTCCTCAATTATACCAGTACAAAATCCAGCAAGATCATATTTTGTACCTTCATACATCATAGGCATCTCAGCAGTTTCTCCACCTAAAAGTTGCATACCTGAAATATCACAACCTCTTATAATACCATCCAATACATCATCCAATATCTCTTGATCTAATTTACCTGTAGCAATATAATCTAAGAAATATAATGGATCAGCACCACAAGTAATAACATCATTGACACACATAGCAACAAGATCTATTCCTATAGTATCATGCTTTTTCGCCAATCTTGCCATATTTAACTTAGTACCTACACCATCTGTACCAGATACTAAAACAGGCTCCTGATAATTATCAGGAACCCGCATCATCCCATTGAAACCGCCAATGGTAGGAACTTTTTCTTTTATACTTTCAACAAAAGCATTTCCTGCTTCTATATCAACTCCAGAGGATTTATAATCCATTATATAAACATAATAATAAGATTATTATACCACAGTTTTTACTTTTTTGCTTTTGGTTTCTTTAGGAACTCTTTTAAGATCACTAATAGCATTATGGATAATGCTAAATGGACTAGTTAGTTTCATGATCCTTACCTCCTAAGTAAGTTTTACGAGTATGATGTTCTGGTACAATCTTATTTAATTGTACGGTGAGGAGTCCATCTGTAAACTTGACGGATCCAACCTGCGTATCGTCTGAGACCGTCCAAACTCGTTTGAAACTACGTTGGGCCAATCCTTTGTGGATAAACGATCCATTAACTTCCGATTCTTCTTTTGTGCCTTGCACATATAACTTTCCAAACTCCGTGAAGACTTGTAACTGATCTTCCTTAAACCCTGCAAGTGCGATCTCCAGTGTTGACTCATGATTATTCAATTGAATTAAATTGTATGGTGGATAATTTGATTGTGGGAAATCTGAATTAAAAAAACGATCCAGATAGTCATCCATCCCTATACCATTTTGTTTAATAACCTTCATCAATTCTGGAAGGTTTGTAGAATGGTAACGTTGTAGTGCGTTCATGGTTCTCCTTAATAAGCGAGTGTGTAATTTGTACCCTTTCGGCGTACATTACTATTTAACCATAAAGCATTAAAAAAGGGGATGTTGTATCCCCTACATATTTATTCGGTTTATGCGTCAAACAAAGCATGTTTAGAAGTTCCTGCATTATCATTTGATATATTTCCTATTCCAGTTTCTTCAGTCTCCTCTAATTCATAACTCCAATCTTCTATCACAGTATTAGAGAGCATTCTATCAGAAAGAAGATCCATTTGTTCTCTTGCTATCTCTTCAGTCTCTGCATCAAACCAGAAGTCTATTGCCTTACCAATCCTCAACAAATGTGGTTGAAGTTTGGGTGCGATTCTATTTACATTATTCATTACTGCATTACCAGCAGCATCAGATACAGATCCTCTCAATCTAACGAAAACTAATGCTTTAAATCTCAAAACTCCTCCACCTGGACTCGAACCAGGGACAAATTGATTAACAGTCAATCGCTCTACCAACTGAGCTATAGAGGATTGTGTAGGGTGGGAGGTTGGGTTTCTGTATTACCAACAAAGAACGGGCATTACTACAGTAGTAAATTTTACGTCCTTGCCTGAGACCCGACTGGTAAGTCGATTCTACTCTTGCGAGTAGCAGCACCACC